AGGTCAATTTCAGCACGAACAGAGTTCAGTTGACCACAGCAACAACCGTGACCGCTGACTTGTACAAAGACATCTATATAATGGATTGTACGGCAAACACCACGTTAAATCTACCCGATGCGACCACTTGCTTGGGCAAAGCATACTATGTTTATAAAAATACCAGCGCACACCAGTTGACTATTGACCCATACGAAACGCAGTTAATTGATGATGGTGCAACCTATGTTTTGGGAACGCATTATGAGTGCGTACAAATCGTGTCTGACGGCACACAATGGAGAGTAATAAGTAAAAAATAAAATGGCACAAACCACAGTAGCAATAAATTTAGAAGCCAAAACCAGTGGCACTGAAAGCGTTAAATCGCTAAAAACACAAATCAAGGAAGCAACACAGGAAGCAGTTGCACTTGCACAGAAATTTGGTGAGTTTTCACCACAGGCAACAGCAGCAGCGAAACGTGTTGCGGAACTGAAAGACCAAATGCAGGATTTTCAGCAGCGTGTTCAAGCGTTAAACCCTGATAAATTTGAAGCAGTTGGAAAAATAGTCGGTGGTGTAGCAAGTGGTATTTCAGCAGCACAAGGCGCAATGGCTTTATTCGGTGCTGAAAGTGAAGATGCACAAAAGGCCCTGTTAAAAGTGCAAGGTGCAATGGCATTGGCCCAAGGTATTCAGGGTGTAATCGATGCACAAAAGCAATTCAAGGCATTTGGTCAGGTTGCATTGTCTGCATTCCAATCAATGACCACTGCATCAAAAGTATTTTTGGCCACCGGGCTTGGATTGCTATTGGCTGGTCTTGGTGCAGTTGCAGCATACTGGGATGACATTGCTGTTTCTATTGGTCTTGCCAAATCTGAAATGGACAAAGCAAATGATGCTATGAATCAGGCTGCTGCTGAAACTAAAATACAGGCGCAGGAATTAGGCTATTATAACAGCGTTGTTCAAGACACAAATAAATCAGAAGGCGAACGTGAGTTTGCATTGCAGAAATTAAAAGAAGCAGGTATTGCAACTGATGATGTAAACATTGCAAATGCTAATTCATTGGCAGAATTGAATGCAAGAACGCAGCAGCATATTAAACTGATTGCACAAAGGGCAAGGGCTGAGGCTATTTCTCAAATTATTCAGGAAAAAACAAAGAAATTAATTGAGCAGCAAAATGGTGGTATTCAAGAAAGTTTAGGTTTTATCGATAAATTGGTTGTTGGTGCAACTTCAAATCTTATGGGTTTTTCACAAGGTGTTGAAACTGCAACAAAAAGAGCAACCAATAACATGAAAGAGCAGCAGGATGAAATTGACAAACTTGTAAAATTACAGCAAAAAGAACTTGAAAAAACAACTGCGCTGGAAGGTAAGAATTTACAAACACAGAAAAAAGTACAATCTTCACTCAAGAAAAATAATCAAAAAACAACCGTTGATTTAGTTCAACAAGGGCTTGAAAGACAGGCAGCACTTTTGGCACTTGACCAATCAACACTTGCAAAACAGATTGCTGCTGCCGATGCTGCATTTGCCGTAAAAATAAAAGGATTAAAACAGCAAGGATTTACAGAAGTTCAAATAAATGCACTACGTGATGCCGAACTTGAAAAAGTACGCACAGCATTTGATGACAAACAAAAGGCAGCACAGGAAAAAGCGGAAGCAGAGAGAAAAGCCATAACAGATAAGGAGTTTTCTGAAACAGTAAAATCAACCGATGAATACTACAAAAAACAACAGGCTGCGCTTGTCGGAAATAATGAAGCATTGGCACAACTTGAAGTTGAAAGGCTTGAAGCACAAATAACAAATGCAAAAGATTATGGTCAAAGCACGGTTGAATTAGAATTGCAATTGGCTCAAAAGAAAAAGGAAATTTATCTTGCTGACGAAAAAGCAAAAGAGGAAAGTGAAAAGGCAAAACGTGAAGCACAGATGGCAACATTAACCGAAGCGGCAAACGCTATTGGTGCGCTTGGTGGTATATTAAAAGAAGGAAGTGATGCAGCAAAGGCAGCAGCACTTTTGGATATTGCTATAAAAACAGGTGTAGGCTTTGCACAGGGTTTGGATATTGCTCAAAAAGGTGCAGCAGGTACAGGCCCGGCAGCACCATACGCATTTCCAATATTTTATGCACAGCAAGTCGCAGCCGTATTAGGTGCTGTATCACGTGCAAAATCTATTCTAAAAGGCGGTTCAGGCGGTGGAGGTGGCGGTGGAAACCCACCAGCACCACCAGCCCCAGCCCCAGCAATCCCGTTGACAGGCGGTGGACTTCCACAAGAAGGTCAATTCGGTGGCATGGGCAGAGTGTACGTATTGGAAGGTGACATCACCAAAACGCAGACAAGAGTTCGCAGGTTAAGAAATACCAGCGTTGTATAAATCTACTTTTAAAGATATGGAATTACCAGTGTACAAAATAGTGGTTAATGATGATGATGAAACAGGGGTGGACTTTGTTTCGTTAGTTGACCGCCCAGCCATACAAAAAGACTTCATGCTGTTCAATGAGCAGTTTGTTGAACCCGGCCCGACTGAAAATGAAGAAGAATTCATCAGCCGTTGTATTCCTTACATGATTGGCGAAGGTATGGAACAGGAACAAGCCGCAGCCGTGTGTTACAGCAAATGGGAAAGCCGACAGAAATTTGAGAGCTATGATGACTATCCCGAAGCCGCCAAAGAAAATGCAAAGGTTGCTTTGCGTTGGGCCGAAGAAAACGGATGGGGTGACTGCGGAACTGCGGTGGGTAAAATCAGGGCTAATCAATTAGCAAACGGTGAAGCCATCACCCGTGAAACTATTGCACGTATGGCGGGGTTTGAAAGGCACAGGCAGAACAGCCAAAAAGAACTTGGTGACGGATGTGGCCGCCTGATGTGGTTGGCTTGGGGTGGTGACGAGGGTATCGAATGGGCAAGTCGCAAACTTCAACAGATTGACATGCGTCAGGCATACTCGGTGCAGTCCGAAGAAAAGCGCATCGTGACAGGCCCGGCAATGTTGGCCGATTTACCCATTTACCGATACGATGATATACGTGGCGAATACTATGTGACATTTGATGCCGACACCATTTGGAAAATAGCAAAGAAGTTTGTCCGCAACGATGCCTACAAAGCAGTCAATACCGACCATGCCAACCCCGTGAAAGAGGGTGTACACATGATTGAGTCCTACTTCATTGACCGCAAACGTGGTGTAATGCCACCTACCGGGTATGAAGATGCAAAGGATGGAAGCTGGTTTCTGACCTATTTAATAGACAACGAAGAAATTTGGGCAAAAGTTAAGGATGGCGAATGGAAAGGATTTTCAGTTGAGGGCTTGTTTGATATGGAAGAACAGGATGAAGTCCTTGAAATGATGCGTGAAATTACAGCCATGCTGAAAAATTTTGCATAGGATATTTACTAACTACCTTTTAAGATATGGAATTAAAAACAGAATTAGCCGAAATGAAAGCATCACTTTCCGCATTTATGTCGGAAGTGAAGCAGCGTTTCAGCGAAGTTCCTGCCGAGATTGCGTTTGGTGAGTTGACTTTGGTTGACGGAACTATCGTGGTTTTTGAAGGCGAAGAACTTGCAGCCGGAATGCTCCTGAATGTTAAAGGCGAAGAAGGCATTGTTCCTGCTCCCGATGGAGTGCATGAAACCACCACCGGACTTTTGGTGACAACCAAAGATGGTGTGGTTGAAATGATTGAAACCAAAGAAGAAACTGCCGTTGAGGAAGTTGAGGTTGAAAATCAATTTGCATCCGTTGAGCAGTTCGATGCTTTACGTGCCGCTAACGAAGAACTGGCAGGTAAAATTGCCAAACTTGAAACTGCCCTTATCAACGTGCTTGGCAAAGTTGAAGAAACTTTTTCAGTGTTTGAAAAGTTTGCAGCCACCACCCCTGAACCCACAAAAAAACCATTTGGGTCAGTAAAGAAAAACGAAGAAACTTTTAATGGTTTTGTTTCAGCAATTAAAAAACTCAATAACAAATAAATAAAATGGCATTTGACGTAACAGGTCTATCGAATTACACCAAGGAAGAATCTTTGCAGCTTCTGACCAAAGCTATGTTTACCGCTAAAACTGCATCTCTGTTGCAGTCTGCTGGTCAGGTTCTTCCTAACATTAAATCCGCTGAAATACTGCCTTTGCTGTACAGCGATGTTTACTTCCAAAGCGACAGCTGCTCTTATCAGTCAAGTGGAAACACTACCCTGTCCAAGCGCACTTTGACCGTTGGTAAAGTGAAGGTTCAGGAAACCCTTTGCCCCAAAGATTTGGAAACCAAATATACCCAGAAAGCTCTTGCCGCTGGTGAAGCTATCGACATGGGTGTATTCACCGAGCAAATCGGAAA